AACTGGTCAGCCCACACGGCTGCGCAGATTCAGCAAGTTGGTATGGACGGCAAGGCTGCGATCCTAGCCTGCATGAGTAAGAACCAGCAACTCCAGGACCAGATCGCAGCAGCCACGGACGTTCCTTCTGTTGAGGCTATCTCTTGGTAGTCCTTAACTTCATCAAGCGCTACCTGCTGAACATCCTGATCGTGCTTGACATCGCCGTCAACGCTCTCGTTCTGCTCGGTAGCCCATACGAAACGATCTCGTCCCGTGCCGGAAAGGCCCAGCTCAAGCAGCAACGCTGGGGATGTGTCCTGTGTCGGTTCTTGAACTGGCTCCAGAAGGACCACTGCAAGACCGCTATGGCTGCTCAGATGGGCACCGACGCGATCATTCCAGATTAAGGAAACAATATGACGTGGTGCGATGAATCACTGAAACTAATCAAGCAGTTCGAAGGGTGCCGGCTCAAGGCATACCCCGACCCTGCGACAGGTGCCGCACCATGGACTATTGGCTACGGTGCGACAGGTACGAAGATCGGCCCAGGGACCGTATGGACCCAAGTTCAAGCTGACCAGGATCTCCTGGACCGCGTGGTCGCCCTGGGGTCATTCATTGACTCCGAGGTGAAGATCCCCCTGACTGACGAGGAGAAGGCCGCTCTGGCCTCCTTCACGTACAACGTGGGACGGGGCAACTTCGACCACTCGAGCCTGCTGCGTCTTCTGAACGCAGGGGACATCGAAGGTGCGGCCAAAGAGTTCCCGAAGTGGGATCTCGCAGCCGGCAAGGTAATGGCAGGCCTGGTAACTCGGCGCTCTGGCGAGATGGCTGAGTTCCTGTTGGGCGCAAATTTCAACGTGGGGTCACCGAACCTCCAACAGCACTCGGAGGTAGCAGTATGAGCTGGTCGAGCATCGCAGGCGTGGTGGCAAACCTCGCCCCGACAATCGCCACCGCCGTTGGTGGCCCCCTGGCGGGCACCGCAGTAACAGCCCTGGAGCACGTCTTCGGGATCACCCCAGGTTCCAACGACCCTGTGGATCAGCGACAACAAGCCGTGGCAGCAGCCATTGCCGGCGCAACCCCTGAGCAACTGGCAGCGATGCGCAAGGCTGACCAGGACTTCCAGGTATCCATGGCGACCTTGGGCTTCAAGGACAAGGAAGCTCTGGCCGCACTGAACGTGCAGGACGTGGAAGGTGCTCGCACCATGCAGACCTCCACGCGCTCCTGGGTTCCCCCGGTGCTAACCCTGGCGATCACTGCGGGCTTCTTCGGTCTCGTCTCTGCCCTGATGTTCTGCAACATCCCTGACGCAAACAAGGCGATCTTCTACAGCCTGATCGGCTCCCTGGGCACCGCCTGGTTGGCCACAATTCACTTCTGGTTCGGAGACACGAACTCGAGCAACGACAAGACGGCGATCATCGCCAAAGCACAGCCGGTGGAATGATGGACGAGACACTCGACAACCGAGTAGCAAAGCTGGAGTTCCGCATGGATGCCCAGGACGAGAAGCTGGAGACGCTTGAGGATGCCCAGGAGACCTTCGGGACATCCCTGAAGGCCATCGAGAAGATCCTGCTTCAGATCAAGTGGGCGATGTATGGCGGTGGCATGGTGTTCGCTGTGAACGTACTAGGCCTGAAAGATGTGATAACCAAGCTGGTGTTGCACTGATGCAAAAGACCCCTAAGGTTCCGTAATGGATCCCTAGGGGTCTTTTTTCGTTACTCGGTGACGGTGGCTCCGCAGGTCGCAGCACACATCTTGATCGCTGCGTTGCAGGCCCGCTGGTTCTGCCAGTCGGACATGTGGAACCCGCTGTTGCACTTTGAGTATTCCGTGGTGCATCGGGCTGAACACTGCTTGTCTGACTTCGAGAAGTCGATCTTGGGCTCGGAAACACAGCCGGCGAGAGCCAAGGCCGCTGCCAAGGTGATTAAGGTCTTCATGTGATAACCCTGAGTTGTCTATGGTTGTCTTACGGCTGAAACTAGTGATTCTTTAGGCCATTGGCAGCGACTATCCAGTCATGGAGCATTTCCAGGGAATACCCTTCCCCGTAGTTGGCCCCCATGCCAGGTGTGGCGTGACCGATGATCTGGTCTGCAGCTTCGCTCGGGCACTTGACCATCCGGAGTAGATCCTTCATCCCGTGGCGCAGCGAGTGGTTCCCCAACTTGGTGTCCTTCAGTCCCTCACGGTTTCTCACCCACTTCACCAGCGAAGCGCTGACTGTATCGGCCTTGCAGCCCTCGGGAGTCGTATAGTGGGGGTAGAGTAGGACAGGGTCCGACGAGCGGCTAATTGCCCCCTGTAGACACTCAACGGCCCTAGGTGTCAGGGGGATCTTCCGGGTGCTCCCCGGGGTCTTCAGGGACCTCCAGGGGTGGGGCTTCAGGGCGATGTACGGGACCTTGGCCTTCAGGTGTAGATCGGCCTTGGCCAACCCGACGATCTCTGCCAGCCGCGCCCCGGTTTCCGACAGGACCAGCAGGATCGACCTGAGGGTGTCCTGGGGAACCTGGGCGAGCGCCCGGTCTAGCGCCTTGAACTGCTCGAGGGTGAAGACCTCCCGGTCCTCCACGTCTGACCCGAACTCCGGGATCTCGACACGGGCGAACACGTTAGTGACGTTCATCTCGTTTTCACGGATGGCTCGAGCGAAGGACGCCTTCAGGGGCACCAGGTACCGCTGCACGGAGCTGGTGGACAGATCTTTGCCGAGGAGATGCTGTACGAAGCCGTTGACCTCGGTCCTTCGCAACTTGCGGATGTCCCGGTCTGACTTCAGGTACTCGAGCAGGTATCGGTAGGCCCGCTCGGCGCGTTCCTTTGAGTCCGGACGGGCAGTGATGTACTCGTCCCGGCAGTCGGTAAGGGTGTAGGCGCGGGTGCCTGCTATGAGTTCCTGAGCGGTCGCCAGGGGCTCTGGGAGCTTCCCGTTGACCTCACGGTCCTCCAGGTAATCCCCGAAGGCCCACAGGGATCCCTCATGAGGTTGTACAGGATCGACCCCGTGTTCGGCCAGCATCTTCTGTGCGAGCTTGAGGTTCCCAACGCGAGTGGGCTTCCGGAGTGCAGCGAATTCCTCGTCGTGCTGACGGGCCAGTTTATGGATTTTCGACGCAGCTTCCCGGGGATCCGAGGTCTGAAGCGATACCACCAGGAATCGCCGGTTCCCATACGACTCGAGTAAATCGTCGGGGACCCTCCTGCGGTAATAGAGCAGTGTGCTCCCCGGCTTCTGCCAGGAGTATCGGATCTTTACAGCCATGATGCCAAGTCGGTAAGTCGGCATGGGAGTGATAACGGTGTGATAACCCGTATGATAACTCCACCTGCCTGCAAAGCCTTGTCAGCCTTGCCTGTCGGGACTTCTACGGGAAATCCCTGGTGCCCAGGAGAGCAATCAAACGCGGAGGTAATCCGTTTAAAATCAACAGCTTAAGCGGCATCAAAGCGGGCCAGTGATAACTGGAAGTGTACCGTTGTGATACCTCTCAAGCTGCCTTAGTTTGCCCCAAGCTCCTCTAGGATCTCTTCAGCGTACTTGTTTGCTGCCCGATCCAAGAAAACCTGCATGGACTTCATCCCGCCTTTGTTCTCTGTGATCCATTTGACCTTAAGGTATAACTCCGGTTCAAACTTGAAGTTGTACCCCATCTTCGGCTGACTCTGAACGATCTCTGGGTTTTCCCAAGGAAACCGCGCCTTCCTTGCGGCCTCCGCTCGGGCTAACTCCTGGAGCCTGGAAATCTCTGCCTGGGCTTCTGCCAGTTGCTCCTCTACACTCTTACTTGACTTGTTCATGGCTGTTCCCCGGTTTTATAAGTTGAACATGTCTGTACTGTACAACCTGAGCTAACTGTTTGCAACCCCTCTGGCCTCTTCGAGAGAGGCACAACGCACAGTTCTCCCAAAGTCTTCCCAAGCGAAATCGAAGTCGTTGTAGCGGCAAACAACTGTCCCAGAGATTCTCAGGGAGAACTGGAAGGGTTCTTCAGAAGCGTCGACATCCTCCGACAGGGCCACGGTGGTATTATCAGACAAAAGCGCAGTAAGAGAGATCATGCTCGGTCAAGTCCAGTTACAAAGTGTCACAAAGGGGTAGGCAACTGATTGTAAGGGTTTCCTTACCTTCGAAATTATTACCCCTGCGATTTAGTCGGAAAAGTCAGGTTTACCTAGGTGTTATCGGACAGCCGCCAGCAGATCATCGTCCGAAATGTGCGCGTACCTGAGAGTCGTTTCGATCTTCCGGTGCCCCAGGAGCTTCTGGACCATCGCCAGGTTCCCGGTCTTCGCCAGAGTCCTCGTCGCAGCCGTATGGCGCAAGGCGTGCAGCACAAAGTCCTCGTCGGCGTCCAGATCCATTGCATGCTTCAGCTTCGCCCATACCACCCTAAGTTTGTTCGCGTCAAGCCGGAAAGGAAGGCCAGCACCTAGCGCAGCCTCGGCACGCTCAGTCAGCGGAACAGAGCGGGCTTTCTTCGTCTTATTGACCCATAGGCGCACCCAAGGCCCCTGGACATCCTTGGCCTCCAGGTTCAGCAGCTCGCCCCGGCGCATCCCCGTGTCGATGGAGACCGTCAGGAACCTTGCGACCTCGGTCTCGCCCCACTCGGCCAGGAGCGCAAACATCTGCTTCTCCTCATCGGCAGTGAGCCAGCGCACCCGACCTTCTTCCTCGGTCTTCCATTGGAACTTGGGCATCGCCTTGATCCACTCGCGGTCGTAGGCGTACTTGAGAACACTGTGGACGTTGGTCAGCTTGCGGTTGACCGTGCTGTCCGCAATGGTCCCCGTGACCTCGTCGACGAAGTCGTCAATAGTGGTTGTGCGGATCGACGTCAACGGAAGGTCCCCCACGGCGTTTATGAAGTGCTCGACGTTGCGGTACGCGGTCGCCTCGTAGGCCTTCCCGCGCCACAAGGCACGGCCAGCGGTGCGCAGGAGTTCGGAGAGGTTCTCAGGGGTCTTGGTTCTCATGGGTGGTCTCCCGTTGGTGTAGACGAAATATACACCATTGTTCTAGGTTGTACAACACAAAACGCTAACTGCTGAGAAGTCGAAAAAAGACCTCACCCGAAGGTGAGGAAGGTACAGCGAGGAGAATCAGGTATCGTCCTGCACGGCAGGTTGCGCGGCGAGAAGGGCGCGGGCGAAGGCTATCGGATCGCCCGTTTTAATGTCTCGATAAAAGTGCGTAAATTCCTCGCGCCGTTGGCCGATCTTCTTCGTGGCATCCCAGATGGTCAGTATCTGCTCGTCCGTCAGCGCCACCTGTGTCTGTGCTGGTTGCGGTGCCGTGGATTGCGTGGATGCGGCGCGGCGGTTCCACGCAGATGCAGCGGCTTTGGTGTGTAGGCCGTTCACGGCATCAAAGCAGCCCCTGCGGTTGTTCGCGTAGCCTTGCGGGCCTTCAACGAAACAGTTGCCACAGCGCACGTAGCCCACCCATCGGGTGGCATCGACTTCCTCATATTCGTGCGACTCTGCACGGCTACCGCAGAAGGGGCATGGAAGAAGCCCCCCAATCGCCCCATTTGAGGCGTACTCCTGGGTCATTCGTAGGAACTCCCGTATCCAGAGTCGATCCCGTAGTCCGCATCAACGTACACAGTGTCTATCAGCATCGAGTCGACCGCGAATAACGAACTCTCCACAGCCCACCATCCGAACGGGTTCACGTAGTAGACACCGTAACCGATCCCCGAGAACAACACGATAATCACCAGGATCAGTAGAAACGCGTATAGAAGGCTGACGCCCGAGGACCTATGGGCAACCACTACGGGCACCGCTTGGCCATAACTCGGCACGACCACCGTAGGGGCCACATAGGGCACCAGGATCGGGGGTCGCGCAACGATCACTGGACGCGGTGAGTACACCACAGCCGGCCTAGCGATGATCACGGGTCGCGGGGCGATGTAGACCGGACGGGACATGACGATGGAAGGGCGAGCCGAGACGAACACGGCTGCGCTTGCCTGTGCGGGGAGTAGGGCCGAGGCGATCAGGGCCACGGTACCGAACAGGATCAGAAAGGCCGCAGAGATGCGGGCACGGATTGCGTTGATCATTAAGCGTTTCCTAGGTATAGGCTAGTTTTGCCGTTGTATGTGAAGTAGTCGGCGTTCCCTGAGTATTGGTCGAGATCGAGGTCCACCCACTTGGTACCGGGTTCGTAGCCGTAGTAACTCTCGGCCACGCAGACCTCGGTGTCCTCAGGGAGCGTCTCGAGGAACTCCTTCAGCTCCTTGACGGTAGTCATCAGAACCAGGTCCAGATGCCGTGCATGATTCCCAATGGAGCCGCCAGGACGCCCACCAGTGCCACCAGAGTCTCGATGCTGAAAGCTGCCGAGAAGTGATGGAAGATCCAGACGATGTTGGATACGTAGCCGGCACCTGACAACAGAGCTAGGGCGAGCCACAGCAGAATGAGGATGGTCATGCGAAAGTCCTTGTGTTTAGTTTGGTCACCCAGAAGCCATCGGCGTTCTTCGCCATGCCTTGGGAAGTCATTTGTTGCGGAGTGAGGCAGCGCCGGGGGTTCTCTTCGTTCCCGAAGTCCCCGCGACGATGCTTCTCGAATGCCACGGTGCTGTTGAAGTACTCAAGGCACCCTGGGCACTGGTTGCGGTCGCCAGTGAGTTTCGTCACTCGGAGACCTCCACGAAGTCCACGGATTCGCTGTAGTACCCGTTGCTCTCACCAAGCCAGCGGATGTCGACGTAGCCCTTGCGGGTAGCGAGCTTGTAGAAGGTCCATGTGCCGCTGTCGTACACCTCAGGGCCGCTGGCATCGCTCACGGCCTCTTCCGCACGGAGGATAGGCGAACCGATCAGGTCCGAGACGTCCCCCACCACCTCAGCCACGTAGACTGATTCACAGCAGTCCTGAACGTGATACATACTGAACTTGCGGCCCTCTGCCGTGAAGAACACGACCTCGCCGGACCCTTGCTCGAGCCCTTCGATGCGCTCGATGGTGTGGCCCAGCAGCGTCTCGAAACTTACATCTTTGTCTGAATAACGCATCACAGTGCCTTAAAGAATCGTTCGAAGAAGTCAGCGGGAACCCATACTTCCTTGTTCCCGTAGTCCACGTATGTGACCAGGTATCCCGGTTGGTTGTCCCGGGCCTGGGGGATGGCATTCACGAACATGCCGCCGTAGTACTGCTTGGGCATTACGCTGCCTCCGGGATGCTCTCGATGGCTGCGAGAAGGTCCGTGTAGACCTCGTCGATGTTGCGATCCAGGAGCCCCCCGGTCTCTGCTGCTTGGAGTGCAATGTTGAAACCTTCGACAGCGACGATCTCGTCTTCAGTCGGGGCGCGTCCCTGGTCTTGCACGGATTGCATCAGCTGCGTCAGGACGATTGCCTTCAGCATGGTCTTCGTTGCGTTCATGTTCTCTCTCGCTTGGGTATTCAGTTAAGTTTGTCGTTCGGGTCGCAGCAGCGGGTGCCCAGGGGAATCTCACGGGCACACCACCAGCAGCGGAAGGCGTAGCCTGACTGTGTCAGCCGGAAGGTGCCGCGTTCGTTGTTCATTGGGTCTTCGCGTACAGGATCTGGCCGTGGATGGCCGCGCCTGCGGGTTGGTAGGAAGCCGCTTCTTTGCGGGCATCCTTGAGTTTGGCCTTCAGGGTCTGGATCTCTGCCTCGAGTACCGCGACCTTGTCGTAGGCATCCTGGGCTTTCACCCAGGTTCCCTCGGGGTCACCCACCATGATCCGAGTCCCTGTTGCGTCGTAGCGCTTGAAAACGCTACTCATACGAGACCACTGTCTTTACTACCTCGCGTTCCACGCGCTTCAGGCCCGTGTTGGTAACTTCGTAGTTCGAACTGCCCCAGTCGTAGTCGCTAGTCCAGTTGACCGAGGCATACGTGTTGGTCTCCGGGTGGCGCACGTAGCCGTAGCAGAGCGTTTGGCGCTTGTAGGGCTCCTCTTCTACGTCCACGGGATCCGGGTCGTACCCGTTCTCCTCACACCAATTCTCGAAGTCTTTGTAGTCGTCGAAATAGGTTGTCAATTGGCCTCCACGATGTAGCAGCGCTCGGGGTACTGGACTGGAACCTTCATACCCTCCGAGTACAGACGCCCGTTCTTAAGCACAGCAACGCGCTCCTCGATCATCGGGCGATCCCCGTACATCTTGTAGGGCTTGAGGAACCGGCAGCCCTCGGTGAACTCCTTGCCGTTCATGTCTTTCAGACTCACTTAACCTCCATGTCGATAATGTCCCAGGTGTCGTTCGCATAAAGCGAGTCTTCAACTGCGGTCATCACCGCTCCCTCAGGATCCTCAAGTCCATCAGGAACCTGCACTGTCACGTACACCTTGACTTCGATCACTTGTCCTCCGGATACAGTTTGTTGAGGTGCTCGATGGTCCGCTCGACTTCAGCGAACGTCTCGGCGGTTGCCTGCATGTAGGTGCGAGGGGCTAGACTTACGTTGTGCTTGTGGATCGGCGTGGTCGGGCGGTTGTCGATCAGCATTCCCGTGGCCTCGGTGGTCATCAGGATCGTGCAGCAAGCCTTCACGGCCCCGAGGTGATGCACCAGTTCCTTGGGATCCACACGTTCCCCCGAAGCCCACGCCTTGACGTGGCGCAGGATGGCTCCAACGTAGGTCATGGCCTCGACCTCGGTCTTCAGGTAGTTGTTCTCGCCATACTTACGACGACCAGCGTGCAGAGCCGCACTTTCATGAAGCTCGGCAATCTGGTGGATCAGGTGGACCGGGGGCTTCTTGTCGCCGTAGAGTTGCTTGGGGTTCGTGGGGGGAGCGCTCGCGGGCATCTTGAGATCTTCAGTAGGGACGTACTCGACCTTGACAGCCCCCGTTCCCGTCTCTAGGGAGTCCTTCAGGTCCTCCTCGACACCGCGTTGCTGCGACCTGCACAAGGCCTCCTGAAACTTCTTCCTCAGTTCGGCTTTCGCCTGTTCGTGTTCGTACTCGACTTGGTCGATCTGCTGAGGGAGGTTTGCGTAATACCCCAAGGCCATTAGGGAGTCCATAGTTTCACCTCGTTCTTTTCGAAGTCCCAATCCTCAGCTCGGAGGATGCGGGCCATACGTGCGTTCATGAGTGCGTCCTCCTCTGTGAGGCCAGCTTTAATGTAGGCGTCGACTACCGTTTTCCAGACATCGCCATGTTTGTCTAGGAGCTTCTCGGCGGTCTTCGGGCCGATACCCGGGCAACCACCGTATCCATCCGTCGTATCGCCCATAAGGGTCTGCATCAGGAACTGTCGGTTGCCGTCTTTCTCGTTCGATTCGATCCATTTGCCTTCGAGCTTCTGGTTGAGGTGGAACATACGGCCAGGGATCGTGAAGAGATCCTTGTCCATCGTGAGGGGGAATGCGCGGCCCGGGAACTTGGTCGCCAGGATCCCCATGGCATCATCGGCCTCGAGCTGGTCTTTCTCGAAGAACGGGTAGGTTTCCTTGGCCCATTCCTTTAGTGCCCCATAGCCCACAGGCTTCTTACCACGGTTGCCCTTGTAGCTCGGGTTCAGCTTCTTGCGGAAGTTGTCCTTGCCGGTAAAGCAGAGCTTGAATTCGCTCATGCCTGTCTGGGAGATCGTCTTGTCCAACCAGTCCTGGAACCGGCGCTTGCCCTTGTCGAAGTCGAAGTAGTAGGACCAGGTGTCCTCGTCCCACTCGATCTCTTCATTGGCACTGGCGCACGACGAGAAGCATGTGATGTCGGCGTCGATCAGGAGCATTTAGGCTCCTTGAAGATCTGCCCGTCGATGCAGGTCCGCACCTTTTGCTGACCAACCCGGGCGTACTGAACTTCGATCACCTCGATGGGGGTCTTTGAGTAGCGGCTTCGGCTCCTTGCCACGGTTGTAGCGGGGGCTTGTTCGTTGTACCAGGTGATCATCTTGTCGCCTTCGAACACGAAGTACAGCTTTGTTGAATCCTTCACGCTGCCTCCAGGCTCTTCTCGACCTTCACGCGATAGTCCGCGATCTTCACGACCTCGAAGATGCTGAACGCTTCCTTGTCGATGCCGTGCTGCAGCGCTGCTTCCTTAGCTGCCTCGAGACTCAGGTATTCCGTGGTCCCGATGTTCGACCCCACGCAGATTCGGTAGGTGACCGGTTGGGGTTCTGCTTCTTGTTCTTCGGCCTCGACGATCTTCAGGCGGAAGTTGAAGCACGTCGTGCGGATTCCGCTATCCAGCTCCACTTTTACAAGCTGCGTAGCGTGTCGTGAGTCTTCGGTGTACCACTCTTCATCAACATGCTTGACCGTTCCCTGTTCGCCTTCCTTAGCAAGTCCCACGTAGTCCTCAACGAACTCCACTCGATCTCCGACCTTGAATTCTTGTTTGCTCATTTCTCTCTCGCTTGTTTGGATTTGCTTCGGCCCTTGGACTCCGCATGGAGTACCTCAAGACCCTTGGTAGTTAGGTGCCACTGGTTGGAGAATTCGGCCCACTCGACCATCGTCGTGATGAGCCCCAAGGACGCTGCCATGCCCACCTCGACTGCCTGGGATCTGGCGAAATTTCCTTTGATGTATATGGGGGACACTCGGGCCTCCCGAAGCACCCCCATAAGGTCTGTGTTACTCATGGAACACGCTTCCAGGTCTTGCGGCGAATTACCCCGCTTATGGTTGAAAAGGAGACCCCGTACAGGGTTGCCAGGGCCTTTAGGGTCGTTCCACCCTCCGCATACTTGCGGCGAATCTCTTGGACATGTACTGATGTCAGCTTGGAGAGATGGACGTCTTCTCCCGACGCATATAGGCCCCTGACTGCGGCCTCGGCGCTGTTTTCCTTGCTGGTCCCATGCCGCAGGTGAGTGGGATTCACACAAGGAGGGTTGTCGCAGTCGTGCCGAATAACCAGCCCATCCAAGGACTCCAGAGGGATTCCGTGGTGGTTCGCATACGCGACACGGTGAGCCGCGCGGGACTTTCCCCGCACGGTTACTCGGCCATGCCCGTCTCGATCCCTACAGCCTTTCCATTCTAGGCACCCGGTACGCAGCTCTGCTGCTTCTTCAGCCGTTGGAACGGGTCTGTTTACTAGTGGCAATCCGCCCATGACATTCCAACCTTGAACTCGGCATCAATAGGACACCTAAACTTAAAGAAGTCGCCAGCCTTGCGAGCACACTCGACAACCATCTTCCCGAACTCCTCCTCGAGACCCTCGCGCACGGCCATTTGGAGCTCGTCATGGACGTATCCCATCAGGGTCCAGTCAGCGTCCCAGCCATACTTCAGGCCACGGCGCTCGGCCTCTTCGAAGACCTCAATGACCCACTGCTTGGACACCAGCGCACCGGCACCCTGCAGCAGCGTGTTGAGGGCCGAGTGGGCCGACCGCACGGTTACCCGGCGACCGTCAAGGCCGATCAGGAACCCGCGCTTCGCTGCCTTTTCCACGGCCTCCTTCAGCTTCCCAAGGGCGGGCAGGGACGCAAGGAACTTCTCCTTGAGCTGCTTGCCGATGCGCTTCTGTTTCGCTTCGGAGTCCTTGGGCGCAACGATGGAACCGATCTTTCCGTCACCAGCTCCGTAGAGGAAGGCGTAGATAAAGGTCTTCGCGTTGTCGCGAGTCGGAAGCCCTGCGGCCTCCTGGTTCATCGTGTGGACGTCACCGTTTAGGACCACGTCTCCGTAGGCCCCAAGGTCGTACCGCGCCATGAAGTGGGCCAAGCAGCGCAGCTCGAGACCGGAAAGGTCAGCGCCGACTTGCTTGAAACCCGGGCGAACGCCGTAGAGCGCTCGGCATTCCTTGCCGTGAACCGCACGGATCGAAGGGACCTGAGCGATGTTCGGCTGAGAGTGCGTGCAGCGGCCTGTGACAGCGCCGTTCGTGTTGATGGAGTGGTGGATGTGGCCGTCGCGCTCGAGCTTGAGCCACGCGTTGTCGCCCTCTGCTAGCTGCCCGACGCGCTTCTCCAGCAGGAAGTACTCAGCCAGGATCTTGGCTTCCTCGTAGGGGAGCTTCGCCAGCACGTCTTCGTCGATCTTCGGCTTGCCACCGTCCGTGAACTCCTTGGGTTCCCAGCCGTACTTGAGGATCAGGCGCTGCGAGATCTGGTCGCGGCTACCCGGGTTGAACTCGACGATCTTGTCCTGCAGGCGCTTGCCGGTCTTTTCAGAGAACCTCTCGATCACCAGGGGAGGGAAGGTGGCCATCATGCGAGCCCGGATCGCGTCGCGCTCCTGAGCCAGCTTGCCGTATAGGGCCACTGCGGCCTTCACGTTGAACGGCCAGCCTGAGCGCTCCATCATTCCGCAGTAGGCACGCGCCTTGTGCTCCAGATCGATGGCGAGGTTGCTGTACTCCATCTTCATGAGGTGGTTGTGCAGGGCCTCGGTGACCTCGACGTCCAGGTCACAGTAGTCGCCCATCTCGTCGCAGTAGACAGCCCACTCGAGACCGGCGGGGTAGTTCGCCTTGCCCCACGCCTCGAGCCACTTGGCCTTGTCAGCCTTCTCGAGCATCTTGGGAGTCAGGGTCTCGAGGTGCTCCTGCCACGGCTGCTCACCATTGGAGGCAACCCATGCGGCCTTGAAGTCGTGTGAGTACTCGCCCTTCTGCAGACCGAGGCGATAGCCCCAAGCCTCCAGCTTGTGCGAGCCGACGAGCTTCGACGGGAGCTTGCCCGCCTTGATGAAGCCACCGTCGCGGGTCAGCATGTCCGAGAAGAACAGGCGCGACAGCACCAGCGTGTCGACCACGTTGTCGAGCGGTACGCTGAACCACGGGTACAACTTCTGGATCACGGGGATGTCGAAGTTGATGATGTTGTGGCCGACCAGCTTGCCTTCCTCGCCAAGCTTCATCAGCAGGCGCAGACCTTCTTCCATGTCGACAGCGGTGAAGCGGCGAACACGTCCGGTGGCCGGATTCTTGATGGACATGCAGTGGATCTTGGAGACCATGTGCAGGAAGCCATCGGTTTCCAGGTCAAAAAACGTTGTTCGCATAGGGGTCCTAATTGTTTAGATGCTGCAAAGTGAGCAGCCGGGGTTTTCGTTGCGCTCCTTTCCTCCCTTGGAAGTCCAGACGCTTTTGCCGGTCTCGGCGGATAGGATTTGGACGATCAGATGCTGGCGTCGGCCAAACTCGTCGTAGCCGAACGCCTTCTCTTTGTGGGCATCTCCCGCAGCCAGGCAGGGGAAACAACCGACGCGCCCGAAGCCCGCCGCGTACAGCGGGTTCTCTCGGCCCTGGAGGAGTTCGAACACGTCCTGCTCGGACCAGTCGAGGATCGGCATGCGAAAGCGCACACCGAGTTTGCCAAGGAGCTTCGGGTACTTCTTCGGGAACACCTCATGCGGTTCGTAGAGGTCCTCGGAGAGTTTCTCGGCGTACCGCTTGGCCCGCTGACTGCTCTCGCCGCTGCGCATCCCGTACCAGACCTCGAAGCCGCCCTGCGCTTCCGCAAGGGGTCTTAGGTAGTCGCGGGTCACGCGCATCTTCAGTTCATCGGTACAAAAACGGGCGGTGCCACTGGGGAACCTCTTATGCTTGCGCACCTTCTCAACTACAGAGCCTCCAGTGACTGTGTCGATCTGCACCGCGTAGTGGCAGCGCATCCATTCGACGTGTTCGTATGTGAGCGGGTGTTCGAACTGTGTGTCGCAGAACAGACCACGGACTGCTTCTGGGCCGTGTTCCTTGATGGCCAGCTCGAGACACGCTTGTGAGTCCTTACCGCCGCTGATGGGAACCACTACTTTTACCGTCATCCGTGGTACTCCCATGCGCCTTCGTAGTCGCCAAGATCGTAGGGGTCGATAATCGAGAAGCGGGCGCGAGGGTTCCACACCCGAACGACCTTTCTAAACCACGCGAGTTTCCGCTGCTTGGTCACTACGGGGTGCCACGCGAACCACACCTCGATTCGTTCCATTTATGCCTCGAAGCGGTTCTTGAGGATCAGGTACAGCGCGTGTTGTACGTTGTGGTCGAGAACGACTAGGTCGTCGAAACCTCCTAACGGCCACGGCTGGGTGATGCAGATTCGTCCCCGCTCCTCTTCGATAACCGTCTTCAAGTCGTCGGAGAACATCTCCGCGAGTACGCGCACTTCGTTGTTAGAATTCATAGCTACCTTCTACAGTCGGTTCAGGTGCAAAGCCGTCCTTGGAATACAAGCGGCCAGTCGTTGGGTCATAGCCCAGGGGAATCGTGTGGCCCGTTGCTTGGCCGGTATAACGGTCCTTCAGGATCCGGAAGGTCGTCGTCGACCGTTCCTCGGGATCCTCGCTCTGCTGGTTGCGCTCGAGGCCGAACATGAAGAACGACCAGAAGCCAATCGAGCGGGAGCCCTTGAAATTCTTGATGGACACATGGCCACCTTCTTCGTGGCTCTTTCCCTCAGGAGTACTAAGGTGCGAGACGAAATGAATGATGACGTGAAGCTCGTTGGCCAAGCCCGCCATCTCTTTCATGATCTGCTCGAGCGAGCCCTTCTCGTCGGAGGTGTCCGCCATGGCCGTCAAATGGTCCACGTAGAAAATGCGGACGCCCTCGGCGTGAGCCATGTAGCGGATCTTCGCGCTCACAACGTCCCAGGACGTCTCGCCGAAGGAGTCGTATAGGTAGACCTTGCCTTCCAGATCGTCGACCGCAGCAAGGCGTTCCTCGCGGGTCCATGAGCCATCGGGGACGTGGAAGCGCTTGCCCTTGGTTTTCCCAGCGACTCGCGTGGCGGTCTCCGTGGGCTTCTGCTCGAGGAACACCAGACCAACCTTCAGCTTCAGCTCTTCGATGTCGTACGAGATCTGTTGCGTCAGGAAGTCAGTCTTGCCGATCCCTGTGCCTGCGCCGAACGCATACACCTCACCATAGCGGCGACCGTACGTCAGTTCGGTGAGCTTCGGGAGGAACCACGGGAGGCCCTGCTCAATCTCACGGTCCAGCTCGTCGCGGATGTCAGAGATGCCCACGATCCCATCGGGTCGATAGGCCTTCGCGTTCCAGATTGCCTGGATCACGTCCGCGCCCCGGCCCGCCTTCAGGCAGTCGTTGGGGTCCTTGAGGGGCAGGGAGGCGATCTTAGCCTTGCCCGGGTTGAACAGCTCGGCGCACTCCTGAGCCGCAGCACGGCCCGGTTCGTCCATGTCGAACATCAGGATGATCTCGTCGAACTGCTCGAAGAACTCCATCTGCCGTGCGATGTCCTTTTTCGCACCTTGTGCGCCGTTCGGCACGCTCACCACGGGCCACTTGCCGCCCTGCAGCTGCGAGACCGTCAGAGCGTCGATTTCTCCTTCGGTCACCACCAGCTTCTTGCCGCCTTGCCAGAGATTCTGGCCGAACATCGGCGGGTGCTTGGCGTCCCCGAGGAACTTGAACGCCTTATCCTGGCCACGGGCCTTGCAGGCCACAACCTGGTTGTCCTTGTAGTACGGGTACAGGTGGACGCTGCTGCCGTCCCTCAGCTTGCCGATGCGGACACCGAACTGCCTACACGTTTCTTCGCTGATCTGCCTCGCGGACAGGCCGCGTACTTCCGCTTCAGCATATTCGGTCAGGTTGCTTGACACAGTCTTTTTCCTTGTTGTTGCTTCGCCGTCACCGCGCTCGAAGTGCCCACACGAAAAGCAATGGGAGTGGCCATCGGAGTACAGGGCGTTTGCATCGCTCGAGCCGCACTCGTCGCACGGTCCCTTGCGAATCAATGTGGATTCTTCTTGTTCCATAGTTATGGCCTGATTTCGACACTGGTAACGTCTCGGCACAGGATGTAACGCTCGCGGGTCCCGTCATACGAGAACGAGTCCTTGACTTCAATCACGAAGTCGCCGTCATAGTCTTCGCGGATCTGCTTAACGTCGACGAAGTCCTCGACGCTGAAATCCTTCATGTGTACGCGGATGTTCATGGGAGGGGGTTATCGTCCTTCTGGGTGCAGGTGTACTGCCCGAACTGGAACGTCTTCTTGATCAATTCCGCAGCGGCGATGCAGTTATGTCGGCTGTAGTACTCCTGGTGGTCGATCATCGGGTTACCGTTGGCGTAGATGAAGATCGTAAGGATCCAGTGCATCAGAACGCCTCGTTGATCGCGTCGTCCAGGATCTGCTGCTTCAGGGGCACGTACTCGTTGCCCACGAAGACCACGATCTTCTCTTTGATGTCGTAGCCGTAGACCGCCGACAGGAACTCGGCGAACTTGCCGACCACTGCGGGCCACTTGGCGTCCTCGTGCAGCACCGTGTTCTTGGTCACTGCTCCGGAGTCGTCGCGCTGGTTGAATTGGAAGTGCTGCATCTCTCTCGCTTTTGGGGTGTTTGGGTGTTAGTTCAGGATGGAGTCGATGCCCGCCACCGACATCTCGTCGTCGACGTTGCAGACCAGTTGGTACTGCTCCACGTCCATCACAGGGCGCAGGCGGTAGGCCATCATGAGGAGTGCCCGGAGAGCCGTGGCTTGCTCCAGGTCCATCACCAGCTTCACGTTGCCGTTCTTGGTGTGCTTTACTTTCATCAGGCTTCCTTCGTAAGAGTGCGGACACAGGCATCCACGTAGGTTGCTACGAGGGCAGCAACGAGTTGGTTGTCGCAGGTCTTGTTCCGCGCATGCGCGATTGCACGGTTCATGAGGGCCTCGACGGTATCCGCTGCGATTCGGAGGGATTCCGGGTGGATGTACATCAGGCGCGTTCCGGGGTACCGAGGACGTAGCGCACGTAGCGCTGGCCGGTCACCGGGTGGGTCTTCTGGACGCTGTGGATGTTGAAGCCGTGCTCGCGGAGGTCCGTGATGCGGCGGGTGATCGACTGGATCGAGTGATCCATGATCGCTTCGCGCTGCGTGATGCTTCCAGCCGTGCGGAGGTGCTTCAGGAGTTGCTGGGTCTGGGTCATTTCTCTCTCGCTACTCGTTGGGGGTTACTTCGGGAGATCCAGGAGGAGGACGATCCGCCCGGTCGAGTTGTCGATGATGTTGAACGGGAACTCTTGCGGGTAAAGCTCCGGGCTGGTGTCGACGTGATTGCCCAGCCCTACAAGGGCTTCGTCTAGGGTCGTGTAAGCCCTGTGACCACGCTGGGTCGCCTCTGCGTCTTTGATGATGTAGCTCATTTGCTCTCTCTCTTCGGTTCTGCTAACCATTCCTGCGGAATCAATTTGTCCGCATATGGGAATCCGTGCTTCTCGCACCAGGTCGCATAGGTTGATTTGCTCCCCTTGTACAGGGGCGATGCACTACGGGAAAAGACAAAGCGGACGTCGAGGTGGGGATGCTGCTTCTTCACAGCCAGGTGCTTAGTGCGGTCGTCCGAACTGAACAGGCCCTTGCTTTCGACGATGACCCCGTTCCCCAAGATGAAGTCCGGGTTGTACGTGTGCGGGATTGAATACGGGACCTTGAGCTTCTCGTACTCGTAAGAAACCCCGGCCTCGACCAGCTGGGCAGCAATCCTGTCCTCGAGACCACTGCGCAGCTTCGCTTTGACTTTCAGCCCGTGGTTCTTCTTGGTGAACCAGTTCGCCTTGGCGGCTCGGGCTTTTCTCATCAGAAGTCGACGGTGCCTGCAGCAGCTTCCTGAGGTTCACCTTCGGAGTCCGAAGGAACCGGGGCGGAATCGTCGGCAACATACGCATCTTCGTCGTCGACCGCTTCGAAGCCACCGCCAGCCTGCAACTTGATGATCTGCACTTCGTTCAGGTAGAACGAGATGCCAATGTTCGAGCCGTTCTCGTATGCCTTCATGGAGCCCTTGGCACGGATCGTAGAACCACCACCGACGCGGAGTTCATCTGCGTTGCGGATCGGGTTGCCCTTGGCGTCGAACAGCTTGGGCTTGTTCTTGGTCTTCAGGCGGATCGTTACCGTGCCGTCCTCGTTCTCCTTGACCGGAATGGTTGCCTTCGCAGCCTTCTTCGGTCCCAACTCGTCGACCGCAAGCTCCTTGGCCTGCTCGATGATCTTCTCGGCCTTGTCAGCCGGCACCGTAATGCTCGTCTTGTAGACGCCATCCGGGTCATACTTGGTGTCCGGACGCGTCAGGTTGGAGTAGCCGGCTGCGCCGATGGGGGTGGTGAAATTCTTGCTCATGGTTCTCGCTTAGGGTGACTGTTCTCAGTCGTTGAAGTAAGGGTCAAACATGGGAGGGTGACCTTCCAGCTCGTTCAGGTAAAAGCCTTGGGCCATCAGGTCTACAGCGACGTCGAACGGCTTGTGTTCGTCGACGAGGAGTGCTTCAAAAAGGTCTTCCATTCGGGGCTTCCAGAAATGCAGAAAGGCCCCGTAGGGCCTTGTGTTGTGTGGTGTTGTACAAGAAAAATCAGGAAAAGGCGTACTGCGACTCCAGGATGTTGCTCAGGTCCAAGGTGCCTCTGGGCGGGACCATCAGCTTGTCCAGCTCCTTGATCAGCTTGGCTATCTTCTTGACCTCTGCTTCGTCCTGCGATTGCTCGCCGGCCACGATCAAGTGTGCTCTGGCTCCATCCAAAAGAGCCTCGAGGGGATCTCGGTACTCATACATCTCGACCATGCTCTTGCGCACGATCTTCGAGAACACCTCCATCTGGTTGGGCAATGCTGCGAACGAGTCGTGAATCAGCAGGAAGCTGTCGATGCCGGCCTCCTTGGAGTTCTTCACGACCAGCTGCAGGTGCGCCGCGTCGAACGAGTGGATGAAGTTGGGCGAGATGCTGCTGCGTTGCTTGTAGGCGTTCAGTTCCTTGGAGAAACCTGACATGACCTTGGGCTTGTAGGGCGTGGGGACGTTCAGGGCCTTGTTCCACAGCAGGGTGTTGATGCGGGTGAACTCGGGCTTGTAGTACGCGTTCAGCACCGGGAAACCCATAGGAGTGGTCCACAGCACCGGCAGGTTTGCACGGGCCAGGATCCCTGCGATGTTCTGCAGCAGTTCCATGACCAGCGGCGCACCCTTGACGGTCTTCTTGATACCGACCATGTTGTGCTTGCCCAGGTATCTGGCGATCTCCATGGCTTCGACCCAGGTGTCCTTGGTTACCCCAAAGTGCGCCCGTGCCTCGTCGCTCGCGTCAAGGATGTCTTCGAAGAGCTGGTCAGCAAACCCAGACTCTACCGACCCGTAGCCAAAAGTCATCACGTTACGCTTGGTCACCTTGCGGTCGATCCCCCAGGTCCACCAGAGGTTCGCCATGCGGCGCACGTTGTCATCGTCGGAGTTCAGGTCAGCCTCAACCAGTTCCTTCGTGATCTCCGCAACTGCCGCGTAGACGTCCTGCGGGTATTCCGAGGGCATCAGGTTCACATGCTTACCGCCGTCAGCATCGCGCATCATGGCCGAGAAGTGCTGCAGTCCCGAACAGGATCCGTCGATGGCCACGGTCAGGTGGCAAACATACCCGTGCGGGTCGTCCATGTAGCCCGCCAAGGCGATGCAAGCAGCCAGGAAGCAGAAGGGGCTGTCCGCATCCTTCCAGAGGCTAATTGAGCCCATAGGATCCCTTGCAATCGCACGGACGCGCTCAAGGTTATCCTCGGCCCACTTTACGCGGACTTCGAACGGGGACTTGTCCAGTGCCCGACCATCTACCTTGAAGGCACCCGTAGTCGCCACGTTCCACTTCAGCCACTTCACGCCAGTCTCGTTCAGTACCTGGCCCTCGGCCATCTCGAACAATCCCTTGCAGTAATCGGCCCGCTGGTGGTTGAACCCAGGCTTGGCATACACACGCGAACGCCAGTCCAGCACATGCGGCTGGTAGAAGCAGGGCTGCTCTGCGAGGAGCTTGGCTTCCTCAAGGTCACGGTCGACCACCGCATACTTCGCGTCGATCTTCTTGTTGTCCTTGCGGGTTGCCCACTTCTGGTCCTGCGTGGCGTCCTTCGGGAGCACCTTGCGGGGACCGGGGAGCTTTCCGACCTGCAGGCGCATCTGGTGGCAGAACGTCAGGGCCTCGAGCACCGTCTTGTTGATCCGCAGACCAACTTCCTGGATTGCATTCAAGGCACCAACGAACGGCTCATTGCGCTCGATAGCCGCGGCGATAAGGCGCTTGGTCATCGGGTTGAAGGTGTTGACCATCTTCACCGTCTTGGCCACGCGGACATCGTTGTATGCCCCGGTATCGAAGGCAGACCACGGGTTAGGCGAGGTCAGCATGGCCTGATAGACCGGCTGCGTCCACTGCTGGCGATCCTTCACCTTCTGAAGGGCTTCGTGCCCCTCGGCAGTGAACGTGAGCTGCATCTGGATCTCACCAGAGTCCTCGTCGGTGTGCTCAATATGCTCAAACAGACCCGTGGCCTGCTGTGCAATGAAGAACAGACCAGCACCGACCCCTACAGAGACCTCAGGGTCCATGCCAGGCTCAGGGAACTGGTCGAGGAGGGCCTCTGCAGCTTCCATCTTGGCTCTGCGGGACTTGGAGACCTTCTTGTCCAGCTTCTTGAACGCAGAGGCATCCTCGTTCTTCAGGCGTTCCGTAGCAATGGCGACACGGACTTCGAAGCCGATGGTCTCATACAGAGCCGTCAGGCGTTCCTCAGCCGTAGCAGTGTTGAAGGCGTTCTTGAGCGTGATGCCTGCCAGCAACGTGTGGTCGAGGACCTCCATCGCCTTGAAGTGCGGAGCACGGCGGCTCTTATCCAGCTCTGCGAAGTACGCCAGGCGGATAGCCTCAACGGTCTTGGGAAGCGCGGAGTTGAACAGGCTGGTCTCAGCCCTGCTCAGGTCGCCATTGCGCTGCGCGAACTCTGCGTTGCCTTCGTAGCGCTCGACGCCCTTGGCAAGCATGCGTTCTTCGAGTGCCGCGCAGGCTTCGTAGTTCAGTGCGATGTCGGTCATGTTCGTGCTCCATGTGAGTCGTTATCGAGTGATCCCATGATACCGAAGTTCCGTGCTCTACACAACACAGGATTGTACAAAAAATTTCCAAGAGGTCTCCGGGGTGAGCCGGGTTTCTCTGCGATGGTGTCCATTTTGCTGATGTACTTGATTTTAAACGAGAAAAACTAGAGGTTTTCTACCAGCACACGCCCAAAGGAGCGGCTAGGGGCCTCGCGCGATCCTATATAGAGCGCCCTGAGGACCTCAGGAAAAATCCCTTTAAAATCAAGTACATCAGCAAAATGGACACCATTAGAGAGAAGCTGTACAACTCTGTGCAATACCGAGGATCCTGGAGACCCTCAGGGTACCCAAGGAAGACCTCAGACCACTATCGTGGGAGACCACAATCATTGATAGTAGCTTTAAGGGGGAGGGGGGATTCTTAGGGTTACCTTAGGTTGACCTAAGTAAAACCTAAGTTGACTATAGGTCTCTCCGTAAGATTGTTGTAAAGGTGTTAATGATGGTATTCCACTGTAGGTTTTCATGGGATACCTAAGGACACCTCAGGATACACATAGGGATCCCTCAGGGCTCTCATTCACAAGTACCGATCCGCACCAGGCATGAGCCATGAACAGGTGAGCTAATCGAACTAGGCACACGACCATTGCAGTCGTGGGGGATCCCTATGTGTTTCTTATTCGTGGTTATCCGGTGACCTGGCCACAGGCTGGAGACAACCCGGCTTGTCGGTGGGGTGCCGACCTCGCTAAAGACCACTACGGGTGCCCAGCAGTACGAGGGCCATTGATGGACAAAACACCCGTAGGATCCCCCAAGACCATGGTGCAACGCCATGGCCTCAGTCTCACGCAAGGTGAGAGCTTGAGCATGCCCCTTCGCTAATTCGGCAGTCCACCGTAACCGGACAATCTCTCTCGCTCCCGAAGGGGCATCCTCAAGTCAAATTGTCCCAGGCCCAAAGTCCCCGTGGAAAAACGGCCCTGGGAAATCTCTGGAATAATTTCCGGTACCCAACCAAATTTTTGGATTTTCTCCAGAGACCCTGCAGTCCCTCGCTCACCCTAAGGTGGCCATGGGACTTTCTTTTCCAATCATGTAGCAGTCCAAACCATCCATTCCAGGTCCCATCGCCAGGGCGAGTGCACCCAGCAGTCCACCGTTTGGGTCCGTTTGAGGCTCGCCTATGGCCCATCGTAGGGCCTGCTCGAGAGCTGGGGAGGGGGTAGCCTAGGGTTCATGGTCCCAGGGTTCCCAAGGGGCTGTATCGGGTTCCATTCGTCAATACTCCATAACGTGGCTATAGGGCGCTAGAACGGCCCGCAGTGAATCAGGCTAGGTGTGTATGCCCTAGGCCATGAGAGCCTGTAAAGCGCTCCTACGGACACACGGCAAACAACGTTTTCTAAAGGCATGCGCCGGCACCCCGTAGTCCCCAGGGAAAACCTAAGGAATCTTCGGGTTAGCTACAGGCGTGCGTGTGCGCCCTGCCGGCAGTGAGGCAAAACCTAGCAGCAAAAAACAAAGCACAAACGACAAAACCCAGGCGTTATGCCTAGGCTCTATCGGTTGTGCTATGGGTCATTAGGGAAAATCCCTGGTAATCCTGATGTTCCCAGGTAGCGTTATGGTCACTGGACCGCCCATGGTCCGCGCCAGCTCCTCGGCAATGGTCCGCGTTAGTTCGTGGATTAGGGTAGATGTAGGAGTGACCGCGCAGGCGTACGCGTCCAAAGCCTGCTTAACGGGTTTAACTGAGGGGCGCATTCTGTGTTCCAGGTGTCACATTGTAGGGAACCATGAAGCCGCTTTGATAGCTTGCGCCTGTGGTTCCGCAGGATGTCCTGAGGATCTGCAAAGCGTTGACGATCTGTTCTAGGGTCATTGTTCGGACTCCTTTACTCTACGCAGGGAAGTACAACGTAATCTACGATTGCGTGCCGCTCACGCCTGCGAAGACGCTTAACACATGCTTCGCATTTCCCCAAAGTGCCTGAAAAAATGCACGAAGACGGAACTACTACGCCAGAGTGCGTAACCATCACGCGGAATTCTTTGCTATTCATTGTGTTACCCGATGCAGAGAATGGTTATCACTAGGGCCGCAATCGTTGCGAGTCCCGAGATTGTTAGGGTTGCGAAGCGAACGGTTTGCCAGTCTAGATTGAACACGGACGGACTACCTCTTCTAGTTTGATCCGCACATCGCGGTGAGGCCTAGATTGCTTGCTCTTCATGACACAGCAGTCTTCATGTGGCATCGGGTAACGCGTTAGGTAATCCTTGCGGCCCGTGCGTTCGTTGATGGCAACCAAGTGGTAGAGTC